AGTCTTTATCTGTGCCGTGACTTTCTCTACGTCAATGTTATTGCCATCGAGTAAAGCGTCAATTTCATCATCTCTGCCGTCTTTTGCCATAGCTTTAAAATATTAGGTTACAAATATACAAGATATTTTTATTTCTGCAAACTCTTCTCTGCCTCTGCGTTTGCATGAGCCCTTCCTACTGTCTGAACAAGTCCCATGCTTCCCTTTAGCTGTATGAGTTCTTTCTCGCGCTCCTGCTCTGCCTGAGCATACTTCTCGTCAATCATCTTCTTCCCTTCATAAAGCCTCAACGCCTCATCGGTCTTTACTTTCTCGGTTGCCTGTAATAGTTTTTCTTTTGCCTCGGCAGCCTGATTAGCTTTATTTGCGTCCAGCTGCATATTCTCCCTCTGTAGCTGTAACTGTTTCTCCTTATTCTTTTTGCTTTTCATATTAAGGAATGCCTCTGCCCATTTAAGGTTTCCTGCCTCGCATATCCTGTCTATCATAAGGAAGTCTGCAAGGTTAATGCCTGTTGAGCCGTCTTTATCAGGGGTGAGTGCCTGCATCGCCGCCTTCATAATGACATCGCGCCTCTCATCGGTGGGCTTTGCCTCATATTTGATGTAATAATCGGCATCCACCACATCCGCACTTGCACTTATTATCCTTACTCCCATAGAGCCAAGTACGGGCATATATCCCTTATAAGCCTCTTTGTCGTGTTTTATAAGGAGTTGAATCCTGAGCGACATGTTCTTTGCCGTCCTTTCCTTGATGGTCAGATATGCTCCGTAGATAGGTCTTAAAGCGTTATTTGTTGCCGCAAGAGCCATCTTTGATCCTGTCACCGGTGCTTTCGGATCAGGACTTGATGCATCAGCCGCCTGATTTATCCCCGTTATATCCCTTATCGCACCTGCATTGAACTCCCAGATGTCAATAAATTCTTTTAATTGAGGGCCAATACCTCCGACTAATTCCTGAATAGGCCGGAAGTTTGCCGGTACATTTGCTACTCCCTTATGTGTTGTGGATTTAAAAAGCAATGTACCTGTCTGTGTCTTTATCTTTATAAGGTCAAGAGGATCAAGTTTCTTGCCTCCAAGTGCCATGTTCTGTAATGAAGTAAATTCTATTGCAAGCCCTGATGGTGCCGCCATAGCGATAGCGTTCTGTAGCTTATAGTACGCAAGGCACATCTGATGGATGAATGTCTCTGAGAGGCTCACAAGCGACCTGTAAGGCAGCTTATAGAGATGATAGGACAACTCCACTTCTTTCTTCCCCGGGCGAGGCACATCGAACTGCAGGCCGTCATCATAGATAAAGTCAGTGCCTATTATCCATTTAGCCTTATAGACGACTTTTATATCGAATTTCTGAGTCTTTTTCTTCTCCGAGTCCCTTACCTTTCCCCATTCCTCATCGAACAATATCGTTGTTCCAAACTGCGTCTTGCGTTTTGTCTTATAGGTGCTATTGACGGACATCCATTCCGCATCCATCACATCCACGAGGAAAGTATCATAATTGGCGCAATGCAGTTCTGAGTTGTAAGTATATTCCCCAAGCCTTATGTTGCCTCCAATGCCATTGTATTCCTCTGCAAGGTTCCTTAATACTTCTTCTGGCAGTTCGGGGTTGAGCTTACGGAGGTCTGAGATAAGAACCCTTATCACTTCACCACAATACTCCATATTATGACAATCCCAGAATCTTGAATACTGTCCTATGAATCGTGCCGGGTCAACATATCTTACTTTTACCTTTCGGGTGTATTGGTCGGTATAGTCTTTTGTTGCCAGGTACCCTATCTCACAGGCATCCCTGATGAGTTTCTTCTTCGTCTCTTTCCATTCGGATATATAAAAGGAATAATCGAGGGCTTCCTCTATCTCCATCTCCTTTGACAGCTTAAAGCCTCCCGCTCCGTCATATAACTCAAGTTCTTCAAGTGAATCGGGTATATACTCATCCGTCTTGTCCACCCCCATCGCATTATTGATATATCCAAGTATCTCCTTGAATTTCATGCGGTATTCCATATCCAAGCGGGCTTCCTCTTTCTCATTGGTGCTTGATGGGTCAACTGCCGTAGCCACCACCTGATGATCTGTCTGCTCAAGCATGCCTTCCACTATGCGAAGGAATTTAGGCATGATAGCCGGGACATCCCAATTAATATTCATATATCCCGTTGACTCGCCCTTGTCATCGCTCTCATCGAGTAGTATCTTCATGTATTGAAGAATATCCTGCCGTCCGGCTGCGAGATCCCTGAGTAGTTGAAACTCATCAATGAGGTCATAAGGGATGGCTGCGCGACCCTGTTTCCATGAAGCATAGATAGCTTCACACCATTTTCTCTTCCATTCCGTGTCCTTTAATTTAGGGTCTATGTCGTCCAACGGGAAGGGGCATGATGACGAACCGTATTTTAAAATGTTAAATGGCATCTCTACTTTAAATTTCCCCCAAAGTTAGTATTTATTTGGGATATTATAGTCCTTTTCTTCAAATAATTATCAAGGGTGTATTCCTTCTCATCCAGTTTCTCCACTTCGTCATATATGTCTGCCGTGCCAAGAAGGGCATATCCCCCTGCCGTAAATAGGTCATAATTGGTCATGTCTTCCGGCCCATCAATATCCCTGCATTGCTCCAAAATCTCTATATGCGTCTCCTGTGAGGCTTCGTTCTCTATCCATGCATCAAACTCGCTGAAGATACTCTGTTTTATCTTCTCTCCCGTCTGCTCGCCGGGTGTCTTGCTGAACTCAAATGTCCTCGGGTCAATCCTGTACCTGAGATAGCCTCCGTATCCCCTCTTCTCAAAGTAATCCCATAACAGAGGCACATTTATCTCGGGGAACATCTGAACTCCATAATAAATGCACATCATAAGCATATCCTCTGCATAGATGTCTTTGTCGTATGTGCGGTATGAATAGGTACATACAAACTTGCGCTTCATGGAAAAGTCGCCGTCTTTGATCTTACCCTTGCGGATCACCGCACCGCCTCCATTGGACTTGCGGTTGCTCTTTACAATATTGAATTTAAAAGGGTCTCCCCCTGCACATCCCCATTGAGTGTTGCCTGGCATCCACGAGCCGTCTTCTTCGTTCCGGAATTTAAGATTAGCCTCGTAATCATTTAACTGATGGCTCACCCTGAACTTACCCTGCGAGTTCTCCACAAAAAGAACTTTGGTGTCTCTCTTGTTGTTCTCCCAAACAAAATTACCGGTTACTATTGCCTGTTTTGTCAATGACAGGTTATCAATATAAGTCTCCAGTTTATTCATATTGAATCCCGACGCCTTGGTGGATGTCCTGAAACACTCCGCAAATCTCAAGGGATAAAGCCTTATCTGTTCAGACAACTTATCCTGATCGGCAGTATATGATGACCGTATGTTCAGAAGATATTCTCTTGCTCCTATCTTCCTGCCAATGAACTCTGCCTGCTTCTTATCAGGAGTCCCTATGATACTCATGCCATAAGGGTCAATGAAGTCCTCCAACCCGTCATCGGCAGACATAAATAGGTTTACAAGCCCTGATTTCGTCTGTCCATTGAGGTTGCGTTCATAATAGTTGCTCATCAGGCATTGCTCCCTGAATGCCCTGCCTCCTCCTTTCTCCATCTCACCAACCGTGGATGTCTTTATGGTGAATCCTATTATGCTTCCTCCTATGGCAAGACACTCCTTTACGACTGCATGGCGAGCCCAGCAGTCAAGCCCTTTCTTTAACTTTCCCACTTCATCGTCATGGTGGAAATAGAGCTTATCACCGTCATAGGCGGAGGGGTCTGCCATCTCATAATCTATCTTGGACTCCAGTCCCATCTCTGAATTAGACAATGCTCCCCGTGATGATAGCCTTATTGCCGGAGGCGTAAATGACAGTTCTGTCTTTGGCGAAGTAGAGCCTTCATAATTAGGCTTAAAGAAGAACGGCAGTTGTTTCCATGGCCCCACAAGATGCTTTAGAAAACACTTGCGAGCCTGGACATCGTTCATAGACTGTATGCCTCCCCACGCCCCGAGTGTACGGCTTATAATTTCATAATTGATGCATTCAGCCTTATATGTGGCTCCCTCACGTCTGTGTTTGGGATAGTTGAATCCGTAGAATAGGCGATGACCGGTCTCTATCCATTCATATCTGCCCTTTGAGTCCTGTATGGCAAAGCCGTTCTCATCGCACCTGGGATACTTGGTTTCGGTATAAATCTTACGGGCAAAGAGGAAAAAACGCCTGTCCCTGTCACGGTATTTCGGCAGTCCGACATCAATATGCCACCACCCGCAATAGAAATAATGCCATCCGTCAATATATGTAGGCACACCGTTATTATAGAACCAGTAGCCGTGAAGCCTCCTGTCCCATTGCAGTTTTATGAAGGCTATCTCCTCTTCATAAATATCCGCATGCTCTTCCAGTTCGTTCCATATATCATCAAGGGTCTCATATTTGGATTGGAGTTCTTTCAACCTCCGAGGAATCTTCGGTGGATGCCACATCTGATTCTCTGCAGGCAGTCCCCAATTATCTATCAGGTGAGGCTCTGGAGGGTCGGGCAATAATATCTCTATCGGGATTAAGTCTTTATCCCCGGTATTGACCCAGATACTCTTCTCCGCATCCTGATACTGTGCGAGTATGCGGGGATCAATTTCTTTATAATAGCGTTTTAAAAGAGTTATGTTATTCATTTCAATTATGAATAAAGAGGGCTTTTGGAATCCTCACCGTTCTTAGTCCTGTCCTGCCACACTCCCTTGCACACTCTTCTGCATAGGCACCATCAGCAGACACATGATTGTGTTTGAATCCCACTTTTTTTGCCACATCCATCCTGACAATAAAAGAACCCATGTCAATCTTATTTTCTTTTATCTCCGTGTATAGTATTTCATATTGAAGGTAATTGTGAATCGTATTACAATAGACCATACCTACATCAGCCATGCATTCTCCCAAAAAATACTCCACAAACCTTGCCACATACTGATTGTCGTCATTTGTCATAAGAACATAATCGTCATATTGTCCTTCTATTTTTTCAAGCATCATCTTGCGATTAGAGTGCCCGAATCCCCCAATCCTCTCGCTTGTCTCATGGTAATCCACCTTCCCTGTTTCTGAATATAATGAGATTACTTTTTTTATTTCTTCCGATGCAGGACCGTCATGTATCACGTGGACAAGCCATCGTGCGTCTGTCTGTCTCATAAAAGAATCTATAAGCATCCTTAGCTCAATAGGTTTCTCGTATGCAACACAGATGACATGTAACATATCAATTATGAATAAAGAGGCATTTAGGGATATAGGCTACTTCAAGGTTATTTGCCCTGCAGTAATTGGCGCACTCCTCTGCATACATGCCATCGCCATTAAACTCAAAATGATTAAATCCTATCTTCCTTGCCACGTCAGACCGCACCATGAATGAACCAACGTCTATCCTGTCCACTTTTATCTCTGTCCGGAGTATGTCGTATTGAAAATGACTATGAACGGCATCACAATAAACGAATCCAGTCCTGTCATTACATACTTTAAGCATCAGCTCAACAAAAACAGGGACATAATAATTATCATCATTCGTCATCAATATAAAGTCCTGAACGTCCCCGTCTATACTGTCCAGATAGGCTTTTCGCATGGGATGGCCGAA